TTGTTTTAAATCAAGACAGCTTGATCACTAACTTAGAATCTACTGTAAATGGTAAAGATAAAGTAATTGTAACCTTAAGAACTAAAGAGGGCAACTACGAATCAATCATACAAAAGCAAGTTCAACAACAAGATAACTATAAAATTATTGTTGAAGGCTTGAAAGGCGATATTAAAAAATTGGATAGAAAAAATAAAATCAATAAGCTTACTAAATTTGGAATGGGTTTCTTGATTTTAGGCCTTGCAGTAACGCATAAATAATGGCAGAAAGTCAGATCGATATAAAAGAAAGAATTAAGCACGAGTTTATAACTTGCGCTAAAGATCCGGTGTATTTCATGAAGAAGTACTACATGATCCAACATCCACAAAGAGGCAGAATGTTGTTCGATCTTTATCCTTTTCAAGAGAAAGTATTAACCTTATTTCAAAAACACCCCGAATCCATAATCAATAAGTCAAGACAGTTGGGTATCTCTACTCTAGTGTCCGCTTACTCTTTGTGGATGATGATATTTTCAAAAGATAAGAACGTTCTTGTAATTGCAACTAAGCAAGATACTGCAAAAAACATGGTAACTAAAGTAAGGTTTGCCTATCAAAACTTACCTACTTGGTTAAAGATTGGAAGTTCTGAAGATAATAGACTTAGTTTAAGACTTACTAATGGCTCACAAATAAAAGCAGTTTCTGCTACTGGTGATGCTGGACGTTCTGAAGCTGTGTCTTTACTACTAATAGATGAGGCCGCGTTTATTGATAATATAGAAACTATCTTTACTGCGGCTCAACAAACATTGGCTACAGGCGGTGGTTGTGTTGCATTGTCTACTCCTAATGGTGTTGGTAATTGGTTCCACAAAACATATACAATAGCTCAAGAGCAAAAAAATAAGTTTTTACCAATATCACTTCCTTGGTCTGTTCATCCTGAAAGAGATCAAACTTGGAGAGACGATCAAGATATTGTTCTAGGCAAAAGAAACGCTGCACAAGAGTGCGATTGTGACTTTGCCACTTCAGGTAATACTGTTATAGAACCAGAGATACTTAGTTGGTATGAGGAGAATATGATCTGTGAGCCAATAGAGAGGCGCGGTTTAGACCGAGCATTATGGATATGGGAATATCCAGATCCAATGAAATACTATGCTGTTGTAGCCGACGTTGCTCGTGGTGATGGTAATGACTATTCTAGCTTTCATGTAATTGATATTGAATCAATAACACAAGTCGCAGAGTATAAATCCCAGGTTGATACTAGAGACTACGCAAATATTCTTCTTAGTGTTTCATCTGAATATAACAACGCGCTTCTAGTGGTTGAGAATGCTAATATAGGTTGGGATGTTATACAAACTGTTGTTGAAAGAGGCTATACTAACATGTATTATAGTTATAAGCAAGATCAAAATATGGACTTTTCTAAATATGTAGATAAGTATAATAGAGCGGATGGATTAGTTCCTGGTTTTTCTACAACAGAAAAAACTAGGCCTCTAATAATAGAGAAGATGAGGAATTTTGTAGAGCTTAAACTAGCTAATATAAAGTCTATAAGACTATTAGAAGAGCTAAGAGTTTTTATCTGGAAGAATGGTAAAGCTCAAGCAATGAATAGTTACAATGATGATCTAGTTATGGCTTTCTCTATTGCTATGTATCTAAGAGAGACTAGTTTAAGATACAGAAAGACTGCTGAGAATTTAACTTACGCAGCATTAAATAGTTTCACAAAGACTAAAGATAATTCTATAAGTTATAACGCAAACAACAACTATAATCAAAACCCATGGCTGATGGATATATCTACTCCTAGTGGTAATGAAACACAAGATTTAACTTGGCTTTTATAAAATAAAATATGGCAGAACAGCAACCACAAAAACAAAATAACTTATTCTCGACCCTAAGAAGGCTATTCTCTACGGATGTTATTATTCGTAATGAGGGCGGCGATATGTTAAAAGTAATCGACACAGATACTATTCAAAGGTCTGGTGTTATTCAAACAAACTCATTAGTAGACAGATTTAATAAGGTGTATACTACCTCTACCGCGTATGGTGTTAATCTTAATCTAGCACAGAACTATCAATCAGCAAGGATACAAATCTATGCTGACTATGATGCTATGGATACAGATGCAATCTGTTGCTCAGCGCTAGATATTGTAGCCGATGAGTGTACACTTAAAAATGAACACGGTGAAGTATTACAAATTAGATCTTCTGATGAGAACATTCAGAAACTCCTCTACAACTTATTTTATTCTGTACTTAATATTGAATTTAATCTTTGGTCTTGGGTTCGTAATATGGCTAAATATGGCGACTTCTACCTCAAATTAGAGATTGCAGAAAAGTACGGAGTCTATAATGTTATTCCTTTCTCAGCTTATAATATTGTGCGTGAAGAAGGATTCAATCATGAAAACCCACAAGAGGTTAGGTTTAAGTATGATCCTAATGCAACACTAGCTTCATCTACAGGATATAGCTCAGCACAAAATCGTGATTCTGGTGTTTGGTTTGATAACTATGAAATGGCGCACTTCAGATTAACTGGAGATGTTAACTATCTTCCTTATGGTAGATCTTATCTTGAGCCGGCTCGTAAGTTGTTTAAGCAATATACATTGATTGAAGATGCGATGTTGATTCATCGTATCGTTAGAGCACCAGAAAGAAGGATCTTCTATGTAAATGTAGGAGCTATCCCTCCAGGAGAAGTAGATAACTACATGCAAAAGATGATCAATAAGATGAAGAAAACTCCTCTTATGGATCCACAAACTGGTAATTATAATTTAAAATACAACCAGCAAAACCTTCTTGAGGACTTCTTTATTCCTATGAGAGGAAATGATACCTCAACAAAGATCGACACAACTAAAGGTCTTGATTATAACGGTATTGAAGACGTTGCATATTTTAGAGAGAAGCTTTTTGCGGCTCTTAAAATACCGAAAGCCTTCATGGGATACGAAAAAGATCTTACTGGTAAAGCAACACTTGCTGCAGAAGATATTCGTTTTGCAAGAACAATTGAAAGGCTACAAAGAATTCTAGTTAGTGAACTAACCAAAATAGGATTAGTACATTTATACGCACATGGATATACAAACGAATCAGCCGCAAACTTTACTCTATCTCTTACTAATCCTTCAATTATCTATGATCAAGAAAGAATCGCTCTTTTCAAAGAAAAAATAGACCTTGCTAAACAAGCAATGGAAGGAAACTTGCTTCCAAGAGACTTTATCTATGATAAGATATTTCACTTCTCTGAAGATCAATATGCTGAGTTGGAAGACATGATTGTAGAAGATAAGAAAAGAGAGTTTAGGTATAATCAAATATTAGAAGAGGGAAATGATCCTGCACAATCAGGTCAAGCATACGGAACACCACATCAGATAGCTAGTTTATATGGTGGAAAAGAAGATTCAATCTTGAATGCACCGTATGGTTATGATGAAAATAAACCAGGCCGTCCTAAAACTGTAACATCAACTATTAATACTGATAAATCTGCTTTTGGAAGAGACCCAATCGGATTTGATGCATATAAAAAAGATGCTGAGGCTGGAGAAAATAGTCTTAAAACAAATTTTAAAGGAGGAAGTCCATTAGCATTAGAAAGTACCATGGGAGAATATCTCAAAAACAAAAAGGCTCTAAATAAAATGTTTAGCAAAAATGAAGGTAGAAAAGTCAAATTATTTGAGGAGTCAGATCTTTTAAGTGAAGAGAATATAATTGATGGTTTAGACTGATATATAGATATTTATTACTAGCGCACTCGTATAAAAAACTATGGCACTAAAACACAGCAAGTACAGAAACACTGGTATATTATTTGAATTACTAGTTAGACAGACAACATCGGACTTGATAAATAATCAAGACTCTAAAGCTGTCAAAATTCTTAAAAAATATTATACAAATACAGAATTAGGAAAGGAATACAGCCTATACAGTACCTTTGTCTCTAGCCCAAAGCTAAGTGAGACTAAGGCTGATATGCTTGTAACTACTATTATAGAGCAGTATAAAAAGCTAGATTTTGAAAAGATTAATAAGCTTAAGTATAATTTGATTAAAGAGATCAAAAATAACTACGATTTAGATAACTTTTTTAAAGCAAAGATAGAAAATTATAAGCCTTTTGCATCAATCTATACTATATTTGAGTCACAAAAATCAAAAACTATAGATACAAAACAGCTTATTCTTAATAAAATTAATCTTCTTGAGCATTTATCTGAACAACCTTTAGAAAATACCAAGGCTCCTAAGTCATTAGTTCAAGAGTTTATGAAAGAAGATAAGGAAATTAGACTTCTTGCATACAAAATACTAGTTGAAAAGTTCAATAACAAGTATAAAGATCTATCTAATAGACAAAAAGATATCTTGAAAGAGTATATCAACAATGTATCAGATACAAAGAACCTAAAAGATTATCTAAATACTCAGTTAGTAGTTATCAAAACAGAGATTACAGATTTAAGAGAGTCTTCCAAAGATCAAGTTGTTAAAATTAAATTAGAAGAGGTACTTAAATTCATCAAACCGATTAAAGAAAATCAATCGATCAAAGATGAAATGATAACAGGTATTCTTCAATACTGTGATTTAATTGATGAGCTAAAAAGATCTGTATAATGAAACAATTTAGTCAACAGTTTGCAACCCAGCGTCTTAGAGAAGAATTTGATCCTAATGTATCATTTACTATAAGCGATTCAGAAGTAGATAGGGTATATGGTAATCTAATTTCTTTAGGAAAGATAGAAAATTTAGCACCAGAAGAAGCTAATTACATTACTCTTAGTGATAGAGATTGGAATATACTTCAATTAACAGTTCCTGATGATTCAATTGTACAAAAAAAAGGTATAGAATTTATAGATTCTGTTCATACAATAGATGAAGAAGGATCCGTAACCGGAGGCGAAGCTTTTTTACCAGGTCTTGATGTACCTGAAAAAGTATATAAAGCAGGATACACTAAAAAAGTAAAGGAGCAAAAAGACGTTGAGCCTAAAATAGCTGCAGGTAAAAGTAAAAATGTAATGAGAGGTTGGAAAGACGCTCCATCCATACCTAATCGTCCATCTAAAGGTGGGTTTATTTATAAGCAATTGTTTGAAGAGTTAAATGAGAGTTACTCTCAGTTTAAAAATCAAACTAAAACTAGAGGAAAATCAGATCAATTCCATCAAGCAGTTCGTGAAGTTAGAAAGAAAGTACAAGAAATTAATAAGCTATTCGAATATGTAAGTCGCCTCAAAGAAGAATTATCTGAAGGTGAAGGTGGTCTTAAATATAAAATGCATACAGAAAAAGCTCTTGGGAAGATCAAGGAACTAGTTGCAGAACTAAATCAAAACATAAAAAGGTTTAAGTAATGGTAAAAGTAAAAGGTTTAGGTACCGCATCTAAAGTTTCATTCGGTAAGAAAAAAAGGAGTTACAAAAAAATCATTTAACAAACACGACCATTCAGAAAAGAATTATCGTGGTCAAGGAAGACACTAATATTTATTAGCATGAGAACAATTGAATTATATCGTAAGCATAAAGCCGGTGAAATAAGTCGTGATAAGTTTATTTACGAAGTACGCCGTGATAAAAACCTTCCTTGGGTAACTAATCTTACTTCTTTTGATGATGCTGTAAAGATCCTTAAAAATAAGGGTATCATTAGTGAAGCTGAGATTATTGAGAATTATGAAGTTCACTTAAAAGAAGTTGATAATAATGTTCCTACAGACCCAGCAGTTAATCGTGTTAATCCATACTACTTAAAGAAAGGAGTTCAAAAGCTCCTTGATAAAGAAAAAGAGCTTACTAACGATTCATACATTAATGCTCTTAATAAAGCAGCAAAACAGCTTAAAGCCAATCCTCATGTATTTGATGAAGATATGTTTGCTAATGCTAAAGAGGTAGAAAAGGAAGACGCAAAACTTCAAACTCAAGAAGTTAAAAAAGATAATCACGTTGATAAAAATCGTGAAATGAAGAAGGTTAAAGTTAAAGCCTTAAAAGAAGCTGTTTTAAAAGAGCTTACTGATTCCCTTAAAAAAAAAGAGCAAATTAACGAAGATATTCACTGGAAACATAATGTAGGATCTGAAGTTCACACCCCAGACGGCCCAGGTAAAGTATCAGAAATAGCAGGAAGTACACTAACCATTGAAATGGAAGATGGTAGTTTAAGAGACTATCAAATAAATACCGTTGATCACTTCACTCAGGAAGCTTTGGATAAAGAATCTGAAAAAGAAGCTGAGCCTTCTAATGATGATGTAAAAGACATGTGGAGAAAGTGGGATAAAAAAGGTGAAAAGACTTTTGGTGGCATGGTAGTAGATCCTACATACCAATCTGATTTGGATAAAAAATACGGCAAGTTAAAAGAATATATCGCCCAGAATAAGCATGACAAAGAAAAAATGGGTAAGCTTAAAGATAAATTAAAAGAATTAGTAAAAGTAAAAGATGATGAAGGAGAGGTAGTTAAATTATCTGGTTCATCTGCTGATGCTCAAAAATTTGTCAATTCTCAGCCGTCAAATGTAAAGTCTAAACTAAAAATAACTGGGAAATAATGATGACTAAACAACTTCTCATAGAATACAATGCCTTTAGTCCACTTCCGCAATCTTTAACTGAGGCAAAACGCCTTTCTAATGGTAACATGGTAGTATCTGGTTTAGTACAAGCTTGTGATAAGCCTAATGCTAACCATAGAATTTATCCATACACTACACTATTTACACAAGTTACTAAGTATATAGCAGGTCCTATTGCTGAAAATAGAGCTTTAGGTGAATTAGATCATCCTGAGTCTTCTATTATTAACCTTAAGAATGTTAGTCATAATATAGTTAAGCTTTATTGGAATGGTAAAGATTTATATGGTGATATTGAAGTTCTACCAACACCTTCAGGTAATATATTAAAGCAACTTTTTCTTAACAATATCACTGTTGGCATTTCATCTAGAGCTATGGGCTCTGTTACTCCTATTGGTGAAGGTTTAGTACAAGTAGAAGACGATCTTGATCTTATTTGTTGGGACTTTGTATCAACACCATCAACATTTGGTGCCTATATGAAGCCAGTAGGTGGACTTAGAGAGTCTGTAGACCATACTATTGCTAGACCTATAAGCAGAGTTAATCAAATTATATCTGAAATCATCTGTAATCAATCAGGTGTTTGCTGTATATCATAGCGTGCTACCTTTAGGACCACGCGGTGTAGCATTCTTAGACCGATGCGAAACCACCTCAACCCCGTAAGGTTGAGTTTTTATTTTTACTTCCACTCTAATTTATACAAAAATATAGATATTTATTGCATATGTGACATTATCTAATATGTCACTAGCGAAATACAATTCTTATATTGCTTCATATTAAATAAGCAATCCCAGACACAAAATTTTATTGAAAATGAGCAATCTTTATCAAGATGCTATCTTAGATGCTAAAGCTCTACGTGCTTCTGCTATGGCTAATGCCAAAGCTGCACTTGAAGAAGCTTTTGAACCTAAAATTCAAGAGATGCTCCGCCTTAAACTAACTGAAGAGTTAGATGAGATTGGAGAATTTGAAGAATTAATGGACGGTATCGAAGAAGACACGAAAGAAGAGTCTTATGGTGATCCAATGGAAGAAAATTCCGACATCAATGAGGCCGAACTAGAAGAAATTCTAGAACAATTAGAAGAACTATCTGCTACTGAGGAATCTTATGATGAACCAATGGAAGAAGATGGTTTGTATGAATCTCTTAATGAAGAGGACGAAGAAGATGGTGATGCTGAAGACGAAGACGTGCTTGATAACAAAAGTAAAGTAATTGATATTACTTTAGGACAACTTAAGCAAGTACTTCAATCTGTAATGGATGGCGGTAAAGAAGGAATGGATTTAGGCATGGATCAAGATGTTTCTGATGAAGAAGCAGTAGATACAGAAGCTGAATCTGATATTACTCTTGACGAAATCTTAGCTGAACTTGAAAACGAAGGAGTTGAAGAAGTTTCACATGCAAAATCAGAAGCTTATGGACACTCTCAAGCAAAACAACGTCCTACAATGCAAGAGAAAAAGAAACCACAAGAAGATGAAGAACTTGAAGAAGCAAAAGCTACTATCAATGTTTTACGTCAAAATCTTCAAGAGGTTAATTTGCTCAATGCAAAGTATCTTTACATGAACAAGTTGTTTAAATCTAAGTCTTTATCTGAATCACAAAAAGTAAAAGTTGTTAATGCTCTTGATCGTGCTAGTAATGTAGCTGAAGTTAAGAACACTTATGAAACTTTAAAAGAGTCTTTCAGCGGAGCCAAAAAAGCTCAACTTAAAGAATCAATTGGTTTTGCTTCACAAGCTGCAGGAGTAGCACCTAAAGGTAATATAGTGGATTCAGATCCATTTGTTAGTAGGTGGAAAACTTTAGCAGGAATAAAATAATTAAAAAAATAAAAAAACATTTTTAAAATGGCAAATTTAGTTCAATCCCTTTTGGCTGAATCCGCTGGCACAGCTTTCTCCGATCAACATGGTGTTGCTCAGAGATTGACTAAGAAGTGGGCAAAGTCTGGCCTTCTCGAAGGCTTACGCGATTACGATTCCAATCAAATGGCCGTAATCCTCGAAAACCAAGCTAAACAGCTTGTAGTAGAATCTTCTCAAACTAACGGAGGTCTTAACTCTGGTGGAGCAACCTTTACCCCGGGTACTGGTGAGCAATGGGCTGGTGTAGCTCTTCCATTGGTTCGTAAGATCTTCGGACAAATTGCTTCTAAAGAGTTTGTTTCTGTTCAACCAATGAACTTGCCTGCAGGTTTGGTGTTCTATTTGGATTTCCAATACGGAAATACAAAGGCTCCATTTGCTGATGGTGGTTCTCTTTATGGTACTCCTACTGCTAACTTTGGTAACGCAGCTGCTGGTGGTCTTTATGGCGCTGGTCGTTTCGGCTATTCTTTGAATCAGTTTAGTTCTTCTATTTCTTCTTCTGTAACTGGTATGGCTTCTGCCTCTGCTACATGGTTTGAATTAGATTACAATTCTGATTTCTCTGCTTCTGTTCTTACAAAGAGCATTACTAAGATTACAGTACCTACCTCTTCATTATCTTCTTATAATGTAGATGGTGTTCGTGCTTTTGTTATTACTTCAGGTTCTAACGTTGTATCTGACAATAACCTTCAGCAATTCACTGCTATATCTTCAAGTGTTGCTGGTGTATTTGTTAACTTCTTTGTAAACAAAGGCGTTCCAGCATTTGCTACCGCTTTTGCATTGAATAACACATACGTAGTTAGCTTCAATAAAGCTACTGATTTCAATACTCGTGGTGATTTTGAAGATCGTTCTGGTACTCCTTCAGTTCCAAACAATCTTTCTGCTACTTCTATTGTTATCCCTGATATCAATGTTCAAATGAAGAGCCAAACCATTTCTGCTAAAACTCGTAAGTTGAAAGCACAATGGACTCCAGAATTTGCACAAGATCTTAACGCTTACCATTCTTTGGATGCTGAA